TCACGCCCTTGGCCACCGTCTCGCGCCAATTCTTCGCGTTCATCGGCTTGCATTCCCAGAGCGCCGGGGTCCGCAGTCCCAGCGCCGTGGGGGCCTCGGCGACGATCCCGTCGACATGGCCGCGGATCCGCCCGCCCGCGACAGAGAAACCGAACTGGCCGCCGTCCCGTCTGGAGGTGACCAGATCAAGCCCCGCCGCCCGCAGCCAGCGGATGGCGAGATCCTCGAGCTCATGCCCGATCGCGAAGATCCGGAGCGACCGGCCGGAGAAGTCCTGCCCTTCATCTTTCGGCGCATTCGCGAACTCGAACTGCAGCGCGCGCTCGCACGCATGGCCGAGCCGGGACGCGCCAAGGTAATCGCGCGGCGGGGTTGCCGCGCGTTCGGCCTCGAGCGCGGCGTCGATCAGCGCATTGATCCGCTCGGCCATGGAGGGCCGTGAGTTGAAATCCAGCATCAGAACGGGATCTCCGACTGGCTGGCGATCTCGGCCATCTCGGCGCGGAACGCCTCGATGGTCGCGACGATCAGCCGGTGCACGTCGTTCTGGGTCAGCTGGCCCAGCGGCCGGTCCCAGCCGATCCGCTCCATCTCGGGCGCGAGGGCGCGCATGACGGCGGGCAGCGCCTGGGTTTCCTCTTCGGTGAAATCGACCATGCTCAGTCCTCTCTTCGCTTTGCGGGTGAAGGCCGCCTGGCAGCCCATGGAGCAGAACCAGCGGCGGGTGCGGTTTGGGCGCGGTCGGTGCGGATCGAACCAGCCGAAGCCTCGGGTGCGCGCGGTGCAGACGGCGCAGAGCAACGGGCGCGGATGCCAGAGGCGATCAAAGCCCGGTCGATCCGCAGCCTCTGCGGGCGGGGATGGGATTTCCGCGACATGGTTCACGCCGCCCTCCGCTCGGGCGCGGCCGACATGACGAGCCGGCGAATGTCGCGCCGGTTGAACTGGAAGGTGATCAGCGCCGAGGCGCGGTAGCGGGTGAGCCCGTAATCCTGACGCTGCGCGGGCGAGAGGTATTGCAGCTGCTTCTCGGTCGGCGTCTGCGTCAGCCAGTGCTTCGACTTGAATGCGCTCTCGTCGGTCTCGTGGGTGTTCAGCCAATCGTCGGCCTGCGCGAGGCAGACGGTGCGATCGCCGACCCCAAGAAGGCAGGTCGGCTGCCCCCTCGCGCCGCCCACAGCATGCCAGCGGCCTTCCAGGAAGAACACGCCGCCCCAGGCTCTGAAGCCGCTGGCCATCAGCGCGGCATCGTCGCCAAAGAGGTCTTCCCACACGAAACTCGACCGCTTCAGCAGGTCGATCTCGGACATGACGACGTTCTCGAGTGGCGTCGTCACAGACCCGCCCTGGAATTCGTAGCCGCAGATCGGGCACTGCCGCGACGCAAGCGGGATCTCCGCCTCGCATTCCGGACAGGTCTTGGTCGGGGCTTCGCCTGGCGTCGGATCGCGACCGTCCAGGTCGACGTCCTGCTCCAGCGTGCCGTGGGTCAGGCTCGAGATCCCGAAATCCAGGACGATGCAGTCGGTCTTCACCACGCCGGGATGTTCGGCCGGATCGACGGTGCGCAGCCCGCGCCCGACCATCTGGATCATGGTCGATTTGTAGGAACTGGGCCGCAGCAGCACGACACAGGAGGTGGGCGGGTGGTCCCAACCTTCGGTCAGAACCGCGACATTGACGATGACCTGTACTTCCCCGGACGCATAGGCTTCGAGCACCATCTTCCGCTCAGTCGAGCCCATGTCGCCAACGACGACGGCGGCCGGGTTTCCAGCCTCGTTGAACGCGGTCGCCACGTCCATGGCGTGCGCGACCGTCGAGCAGAACACGACGGTCTGGCGGTTCCCGGCCTTTTCCTCCCAGTGCCGCACCACTTCCTCGGTGATGGGCGGGCGGTTCATGATCGCCGCGACCGCGCCCATGTCGTAATCGTCGGCGGACTTGCGGACGGCGCGCAGCTGCTCCTGGACGCCGACATCGATCACGAAGGTCCGGGGCGGTACGAGGTGACCGGAGGCGATCAGTTCGCCCAACCGGACCTGGTCGGCGACGTTGTCGAAGACCTCGCGCAGGCCCTTCCGGTCGCCCCGGTTCGGTGTCGCGGTGACGCCGAATACTCGGGCCTCGGGGTTGGCATCGCGCACCCGGTCGATGATGCGCCGGTAGCTCTCGGCCACCGCGTGATGCGCCTCGTCAATCACCAGCAGGTCGAGCTTCGGCATCGCGGCGAGATTGGCGGCGCGTGACAGTGTCGGCGCCATGGCGAAGGTGACCTGGCCGTCCCAGGACTTGGTCGTGGCATCGACGACGGAGGTCTCCGTGTGGGGATTGACCCGGGCGAACTTCGCCCGGTTCTGGCTGGTCAGCTCGTCGCGATGGGCGAGCACGCAAGCCTTGGCGCCGTCCCCGGTCATCCTGCCGGTGACGGCCGAGAGCATGATCGTCTTGCCCGCGCCTGTGGGCGCCACGCCCAGCGTGTTGTCGCGGGTCGAGAGCGCAGCGAGGCTGCGCTCCACGAAGAGTTTCTGGCGGGGACGGAGGAGCATCGTACCCTCACTGTGCCCAGGCAGGACGGCCCGGCACCGGCGAGGCCGCAGGCTGCTGGACCGGCGCCTGCGCCGCAGGCAGCGCGGGCGGCTGGTAGCCGTGCTGCGCCGCCAGACCCATGACCTGCGCATAATCGCGATGGTCGGGCGTGACCGCGGCGCGGATCTCGTTCTTCTCCTCGCCCATGGCGTCGCTGCCAACGTCGATCCGGGCGACGAACTCGATCCCGTCGAGATCAGCGAAACCGCCGATCCGCCGCGCCGCCTGCGCCTGCGGGGACTGGTCCTTGTCCGAGATCCCGCGCGCCGAGTTCAGCATGCCGCGCACGAGGCTGCGGCCCATGTTGGCCCAGTCCGGACCCTTGGGGCTGTAGAGACCGATCAGCGTGAAGATCTTGCGCCGGGCATATTGGCCCTCGGTGACCGTGAACTCGCCGTTGAGATAGACCGCTCCGGTGGAGCCGCGGGTGGCATAGCCCCCTGTCCAGCCCTGTGACGGGTCATCGAACCCGCCGGGGCGGATGGTCAGCCGCACCTTGGCGAGCGTCCCCTTGGGGATGAGGTTCGTGTTGGACTGCGCATCGTTGAAGTCGTTCCAGAGACCGGACATGGCTCGGGTCCTTTCAGTTGGTGGGAGCGGAATGGGTGTCGGTCGCCGTCGGACCGGGCGGCGGGGGCAGCTGCGGCGGCGCATAGGTCAGCCGCCGTTCAGCAGGGATAAGCGGGCCGCGGATCTTCTCCATCAGCCGGCCGAGATGGGGCTCTTCGACCAGGTCGAGGCGGCCGGAGCGGTCCTTGGCCGGGTAGCCCCACGGGTTCAGCGTCTGGCAGACGAAAGCCCGCTGGGGCCGGTTCTGCTCGTCCGGCAGGCTGGCCATGGTGATGACCTGATCGACGATGCCGGGCAGCTCGAGCCCGGTCTTCGAGCCATCGATCTGCGGGACGAAGACCTTGCGATTGAAGTCGTCGAGCTTCTCGTCGAGAATCCCGACGAACCAGACATTCTTGCCGCGCGTGTGCTGGAGGTGGGTCAGCCAGCCGATCATCTCGCGCCCGTGCAACCCGTAGGCGCCGCGCACGTCCGGCTTGCCGGTCTTCTCCGAATGCGCATCCGGCTGACCGCGGCACCACTGGAAGCAGAGCCGCCCGGCCACGGTGATCGAGTCGATGAAATCGGTGTCGTATTTGGAGAGGCCGCGCGGATCTCCGAACCGGCCGCACACCTCGTCGAAATGCGCCTGGCTGTAGGGCTGTTCGGGCCGGAGCGCGGGGTTCGGGCCTCCGATGAAGACCGCGAAATCGCGACACTCCTTCCAGGTGCGCGGCCGGACCACGTCGATGAGCATTCCCTCGATGGCGAGGTCGCCCGCCTCGAGGTCGAAGAACAGCGTGGTCGAGGCTTCGAGGGTCCAAAGCAGGCTGGTCTTGCCGATCCCGGAGGGGCCGAAGATCACGCCCTTGATGCCCCGCGTCTCGGCCAGCCGCTGATCGGCCGTGATGATGGGGAGGCTCACGCGCGGTCCTCCTTCGGCAGGATCGCGATCTTCAGCGCGCCGGTCTTCACCGTGCGGGCGGGCTCGAAGCCCTGGCGGATCGCCTCGGGCCAGGCGACATAGGCGCGTTCAGGCACCTTGAAGCTGATCTCGACGTATTCAGACGGGTCGTCGCCGGCGGCACGGATCCGCTCGACCATGCCGGTGAGCTGGGTCTGGTCCCATTCGACGCGCTTCGGCAGATCGGCGACCACGGTGAAGTCGCCATCGGCGAGGCGAACGGTGCCGGTGTCCTTGCCGCAGGCGCGGCGGGCCTCGGCGGCGCGGGTGGCGTAGCGGACCTCGAGCGCGGTGGAAAAGCGCGCGGTGACAGCCTTCATCTGCTTCGCGGCGGCGTCGATCTCGCGCTGCATTGCGGCCAGAAGCTCGACCGGAAGCTGGGCGATCTCGCCCGCGGGCAGGTTGATCAGCTCGTCGATGCCGGCGATGTTCTGCTGGAACGTCATGGGTTTCTCCGTGATGGGGGGATGCGGTCAGGCGGCCTCGAGGAGGCGCATCGAGAGGGCGGCGCCGGCGGGACCGGGCTTCGGACGGGCGATGGCGATGTAGGCGAAGTGGTCGGGGCCGAGCCGGGCCTGCACGAGGTGGACGAGCCGCTGCTCGGCGGCGCGCAGGGCAGCGGCGGCGACACCACGCAGGGTGCGCTGGCGCTCGGGCGTGAGGTTCGAGACGGCCCCGGTGGCGTCGACCGCGAGGAAACCGCGGTGATAGACCAGCGCCTCGCCCGGGACGGCCTGCGCGATCCAGGCGGAGAGCCCCACCTCGTCGAGCGCGGGACCGGCGGCGCCGAAGATCGACACGACCCGGCTGCCGTGGATGGTGGACCGGCGCTCCATCATGCCGCCCCCCGCGCGCTGTCAGCGGTGTGCGTGAGCTGGTCCTTCTCGAAGGCCAGGATGTCCTCGAGGCGGTAGACCACCCGGCCGCCGAGTTTCATGTAGGCGGGGCCTTCCCCGGCCCATCGCCAGCGCTCGAGCGTGCGGTGCGAGATAGTCCAGCGCCGCGCGAGCTCCTTCTGTGTGAGACAGGTCTTCTGCTGCATCGTCGTCTCCCGGTGTCGTTTGCCAGGAGCACGATGCGAAATCCCGCGAGGGGATGTCGTCAGGATTGGAGTGGGATGCGGAGGGGGATCGTCGGGAGCCTTTCAATCCAAGGGAGAACGGCTCTGTGGG